TGCTTACGTAGATGTCCCCTTGTGCCTGACCTCGCCGATACTCCGCTTGAACAGCAGCAGAGTAAGCGCCGTTCTGCAAAGCAGTATCACGGATGAGCTGAAGGTCACGCAGATGTCGTTGGTAAGTCACGCCAAATTTCTCGTCGAGCTCGCGGCGGTAAGCTTGGATTGCGGCTACCACGTGCGGAGAGATGTGTGGGTTGGTCAGCTCATACGCACGAGTGTGAGCAGAGCCGACAGAGTAGCCCGCGTTGATCGCCGCTTCTCTCAAAGTTATCTGACCGTCCTTGCTGACCAGCTCTTTGACAAAGAGCTCCTGCTTTCGAGTCAGCGGGGATTGTGCTGTCACCGGGGGACGGCCCCGGGTCTCCATGGGTTTGCCGGTGAGCTTGGATGCTCTCTTTCTTGCCGCCATCGTTTCCTCAGTTAAAACGGTCAACTCCCATCCTTTTTACAGGGGTTACTTATATAGAGCAAAAAATATTTTTTTTTAAAAAAGCCCGCGACCCCCCTTTAAGGTCATTTTCTCTGTTACATATTTGGTTTTAAATATGTAACACAAAAAGTAACACCTTTATCCTTCTGTAATCCTTAGTGAGTAACGATTACAGAGTGTTGTTACTTTTTTTACACCAGTTACACCATATTTTTTGTGTTTTTTATTTTTTTAATTTTCTCCTTATATAAGTAACAGTAACGGAAAAGGGCCCCGCCGAAGCGGAGCCCTAGTTTTATTGGCTCTGTTCCTCCACGTGCGCTTCGTGTGATATCCGAAGCTGATTGCACCAATCCTTCTGAAACGTCTCATGCGTGAGCCGTTCATCGTTGGACGGAGTCATCGTGCTGCGGGTCAACTTGAAGAAGCCGATGGGTATCACCCGGTCAGCGTCTTCTGAGTGCCAAGATAGGCACCCCATGCCCGTGATGTTTGTTCGATCAGTTGGGCAGTACCAAACTTGAACGAACTGTGGATATGACGAGCCGTATGCTTTGGCAGCATTCCGGGCCGCGGTCACCGGATCGGTAGCTTTGGCCCAAGTGCCGTGGATACCGGCTGTTGAGGCGAGGAAGGTGCCGCCGTTAGGCAGCACCCAATCTTTGATGTCAGTCATGCTGACCTCCCGTAGTTGATAGACGTTGAGAAAAAGCGTTGGCGGTTTTCGATACCGCTCTTCTTACTATTCCATTATATATCAATGAGTTATGGGTGCTATCCCATATGCGACTTATCTTATACCGTATGCGACAAAATGAGGGATGCGACAATGTGCCGCACCCCTCGTGTTTGGTTGTTTGTTAGTCGTTCTCGTCTCGCAACCGCGCCTTCAGCATCAGGGACTGCGCTTCGTGGAGCTTGCTGATCGCTTGATCGAGGAAGGGCTTGCCTTCGCCTTCAATCTCCAGACACAGGTCATTGACGGCGTGGATAGCTTGGTTCAGCAGCGCGGCGGCGGCTTGGTGGTCACTGGGCTTCGTCAATGCTTGGTCTCCTCTTCTTCATCATATGCACGAGCGATGGTTGCCGCTTGGTGCATAGCTGAAGACAGCATACCGATGGCGGTGCTGCCGTTAGGTGCTTGAACCACGAGCCGGAACAAGAGAGCTGTGAGAGCTCCGCCCAGTACCGCGCCTGTATCAAACCCGTCGGTTTCCAGTTGATCGAGCAGGGCGTTCATTTCGTTGCCCGCATAGTCGAACTGCTTTTCAAGATCTTCGTTGTCGCTCATCCGCGTTGTACCCTTATCCACGCCGCAAGCAGCTTCTCTGCTGCTTCGACGGCCTCACGGCTATAATCACCCTTGGCTGCAATGGTGGACGTTTGCGCGTTGATCGCGCTGGAGACTGCGGCCACGGCATCAGTATACTCTATGCTGCGGACGATATCGAACAGCTCTTCTTTCTTACGCATCGTGACCCATCCTATCTAGCGCCAGAAAACCGGCCATTTGGTTCTTATGGTTATCAAACACAAACTCGTGTTTGATGTCGTGATACACACAGTATCCAACAGCATTATAGGTTAGATTTTCTGGCGCTTGCGACTCGTCGATCAGGACGCGGAAGGTGTTCTTGGCCCACCTTCCATGACCGGTGTGTTCGACGACAAGCCAGAACCAGTAATCTTCTTTACCGGCCCATGCCATCATGCGGCCATCGCCGCGGATCGAGGTGACATCACCAATCACCGTGGACAGGCCACTGACTTTGGCAATGATATCGACGACGACAGGCGGCAGTGCTTGCTGATCTTCCATTATGTTCTCCCTAGTTGATGTAACCCACATATAAGACTTGTCGCATACATAGTCAACACAAAAAGAAAAGCCCCGGAGATTTCTCTCCGGGGCCCAACTACGGGAACGCTCCCAACATACGCGATTTTATGGGAAAGACAAGGACTTTTTCGGGTCTAAGTTTCCGGGAAGTTGCAGGTTGCAAGAGCCGCAGCGCGTGGGCTCTTTGAGTTGAATATTGCACTTTGGGCAGCGGCCCGCGTCCAGACGTTTTTGGATCATGCCCGGATCCCCGAAGGTCGGGTACTGGAGCTCTCTATTCTTCGGCCTCGTCATCCTCATCGACTTCTCCTGTTCCTTCGCATAGTTGACATTCCATGATGCGTTCTTCGAGCCAGCCGCCGCTCCACGCCATGGGCGCGGGGACTGCTACCTCGTATTCACATTCGCCTTCGCCGCCGCACTCCGGGCACTTCACCTGTAGCCCTCCCACTTGTAAAATATGTGATCGTTTATGCGGACAGTCCTGTATTTAACCTCGGCCCACTCAGGCTGAACATAGTCCGCATGATAGTGGGTTGCGCCGTCGGTGGGATCATAGGTGCGCTCTGTCATCGCGCCAAAAGCTGCGAGGACCGCGGTCTGCCATGCGTCTTCTTCGGTTGGCATGTCAGACTTGCCGTCGCAATAGTAGCTGAACTGGCACATGTTCCGAATGGGAAACTCAGGTTTCCAAGAGTAGGTGGGGCCCTGTTTAACGACGGAGCAAACGTCGTTGGGGAACCGGGTGTCATCCACCCGGTTCAACACAACGTGGGCTACGGCGGACTGTCCGACGAAAGGTTCGCCTCTGGACTCAAAGTAGACCGCCGTAGCAAGACAGATTAAAGCTGCATCAAGCATTCTTCTTCTTCTTCTGATACCACTTCTTTTGGTAAGCGTTGACCTTGTCTTGGTTTTGTTGCTTCCAATAAGCCTGAGCATACCTGTGAGAAGCGAACTTGCGCTGCTTACCCGTCAGGCGCTCTCCCGAGTATATGCAATATTTCCGCTTACGGCCTCTTTTTTTCGCCACATTTCCTTTGACGGGCTCAAGGGCTTTCGCCATTTCTTCGGGGTTTTGCATGAGCGGCTTGTGCTCACCGAGGGTCTTTTTAGCCGTGAGATCGTCGATCTCGATCTGACAAAGCACGGACAGAGCGACGACAGCTTTGACACTGTTGGGCGGAGCATCGTCGAAATCGTTAGCCATGTCGTTGATGGCGTCGAAAAGTTGTTCCAAGTAAGACATTCAAGTCTCCCGTATAAGAGTTGATAGAAGTTATCCCATACTACAGCTAAAAAAAGATGTCAACTGAATTGACATATTTTATTCAGCCGTCAGGATGCGTGTTTTTTGTAGATATCCCACATGATCCGGAGTTGACCACTAATAGTACGTCCTTCTACGCGGGCTATCTTGCGAATCTGTTCGTACACCTCGATGGGCACCAGCACAGATTTCCATTTTGATGTGTCCATTTACACCTCCTGTAAGGGAATATATAGGACAAGTGACGGAGATACAAGAGAAAAAAGGCCCCAAGCAGAGCTCGGGGCCAGTTTAGGGAGGAATACCATGAAAAACTACGTTGCTTCGCCCCAGCTAGGACCGATCTCAACATCGCATTTGCTTGGCACCTCTAACGGTACAGCATTTTCCATGATCTTGGCAACAGATTCTGCATCTTCACGATTTTTCACAGACATGGCGATCTCATCGTGAATTTGCACTAAGGGCAAGCGGCCCTGTTCATAAATATTCACCATGGCTTGCTTGGTCATGTCCGCAGCCGAAGCTTGGATAAGCCGGTTAAGAGCTTTGTAGGTGTATGCCCGCTTCAACCGGGTAGTCTCCCCATACTCTTTCAGAGCATCTTGATACGGCAGGGCCTTGTTCATGGCAAAGGTTGCGGGCTCCCAAAGATTGAACCGGCACTTGCGGCCCAGTATGGAGCGGACGGAGCCTTTTGAGCTGCGGCTATTGAGGCTGTTCATCACGCCGTTCATCAGTCCTTTAACAAACGGAACGCGGTCGTGGTACTGGCCGACTAGCCCTTTGGCTTCATCTACATCGATGTCGAGCTGGTCGGACAGCTTGTTCACGCCCATGCCGTACATCATGCCCAGATTGATTGTCTTGGCCTGCTTGCGCGGAATGTTAGCCATTTCTGCCACCATGGTATGGAAGTCCATGTCCGGATCTTCGCGGTAAGCGGTGACAAACTCCTCGACTCCTGCCATCTGCTGGCCGCGGGACCGGCCATACACATAGGCGTAATGGACCAAGATCCGCGGTTCCTGTTGCGAGAAATCAATCGCCGCCCACTGCTCGCCTTCTTCCGGCAGAAACAGACTGCGTATCATGGGGCCTAGCTCAGGGTCGCGGGCCGGGATTTGTTGCAGGTTGGGGTTGGACATGGATATGCGGCCCGAAACGGTGCCACCGTCATCTGATCTGATCTGGTTGATGTGCCCGTGAATGCGTCCATCTGCGCGGCAGTGCTTCATGATGGTGTTGATGAAGGTGCCGCTGGTCTTGTTTAGGTTGCGGGCCCGGACAATTAGTTGTGCGAGCTCGTGCGGGTGGTCCGCCAGAAACGACTTGGTGAAGGACGGGGCGTTCTTCTCGGTGCGTGGGTAGGGGATGCCAAGCTTGTCGAAGGCTTTCGCAATGGATGCTGCGGCCCAAAGCTCTACATCCTGACCAGCTACGTGCTTGATCTTGGCAAGCGTGGCCTTCTCTTCCTTGATCAGGTGGTTGCGAGTGCGCTCGACACGATCTTGGTCTATTCGGACGCCGCGCCATGTCATGTCTATCAGACACGGCAGGAGCTTGAGCTCAAGATTAGCAATCGGCCAAATCTGTTCTTGGGTCAGTTGTGTAGATAGGTGGTTCCAGAGCTTGAGTGTCAGCTCCGCATCTACTTGTGCGTAGGGCCCGACATACATTGCGGGCATCTTCCACATCTCAGCTTTTGGATCGAGACCAAACTCGCGGGCCGCGTCCTGTAGTGTGCGCTCCTGCTTCACCTCACCGAGCAGGTCGTAGGACAAGGCGTTGAGGCTGTAGCTGAACCGGTTCTCATCTAACAGGGACGCGATCAGCATGGTGTCGATGATGCGCCCGTTGATGGTAAATCCCATTTGCCGGATCCAGCCCGCGTCGTACTGGGCGTTGTGCATGATCTTGTCGGCGGGGCACTCGAACACTTTCTTGAGCCATTTGTTGACGATGCGCTCGTCGAGGTTACCGCCGCCAAGGTGGCGGGTAGGTATGTAGCCTGACCAGCCGTCAACTGCTACGGCGTAGCCCACCACCTCACCGTCACCGGTAGGCCAGCCGGGGCCGTTGGACTTGATGTTGGGGTCTCTGGTCTCAACATCGATAGCGATCTGCTTGGCGTCGAAGATGTCTGGCAGCTCAGCGGGCGGGACCCACTCACTTTTTGGTGCGAACATTGCCATCTGTAAGGCCATTGCCTTCTCCTCCTAGCGCGCCGTAGCCGCAGATATCTACCCAGCTATCTTCGTGGTCTGGCGTCACTATAAGCCTCGCCAGCTTCACCGCAACCATACATTGGTATACTTGTGAGACACTTACGTCAGTGTCGAGCAGCACAGACCACATGTTGGCTATGCGCTCGTGGTTCTCGTAGGCATCGCCGTAGTCTTGGGCCCGTGGGCCGTTGACTAAGCTCTCTGCCTTCTCAAGTATCTCTTTGCGGTTCATTGTACCTTGTCCTTCGGGCTGACATGTCGCCTACATTTCTGGCACTCGTCTTTTGCATATCGGACGTTCCAGCATTTCCAGACGTTTCCGCAAACGCACTCATACGTAAAATGAAATAAGAGGCTCATATCAGATAGCTCCTGTTGTCATCTTCGGGGTCTACCAGATACAGATTCTCTTTGGTGCGTGTGACGCCTACATAGAACACCCGGTGCAGGTCGTCAGGAGCCTGCTCAGCGGCTCGTGCTGCTGCGGGAGATAGATCGGTAAACAGGACGACGTTGTCGGCCTCACCGCCCTTGGAGCCGTGAATCGTGGACAGCTCAACGCGAGGCGTTGCATTGAACTTTTCTCCCCGGCGAAGTAGTGCCGTGATGTAGGCACGGTCGGCGCTAGGCAGCTTGTCCATTGCCTCGTGCCATATGCAGCCCCGGATGTTTTCTTCGATGCGTGGGGTGCCCATGATATGCACCAGTTCCATAAGGCCGTGATGCGCGATCAGCTCATCGAGTGACACGGTCTCGTCGTCATCGAGTCCGGGTAGTTTTTTGAATCCGCGCTTGACCCGCTCGCCGACAGACATATAACTATACACGGCTCGTGCGGCTGCACCGGTTATTCGGTGACCCTTCCTCATTTGCTCCCAGCCGTTAATGGCATCACTCAGTCTCTCGGAAATGGACCTCCGTCCGCGATAGCTGTAGAGGATGCCTCGGCTTTTGAGTTCTTGGGTCACGGGTGCTAAGAAGTAACCGGCTTGCGCCAGCACGAGCCACGATCCCTCACTAAAATCCAAATAGCTTACGTCAGGTACGCGCTCCACGAGCCCCGGGTCCTTACGGGGCAGGTAGGTCTTTGGGACACGGCGGTTGATCCGTTTGGCTACGCGCTCGGCTAGCGGGTGGACAGAAGCAGGTACGCGGTGCGATTGCTCGAGCACCTCATAGCCGCCGTTGAGGTTGATGAAGTGTTCTACATCTGCACCCGCCCAGCGGTAGATTGCTTGGTCGTCGTCCCCCGCGCAGTAGATGCGCTCGGAGCTCTGCTCAAGTATGTGGGCTACGTCCCATTGCAACGGCGATAAGTCCTGCGCCTCGTCGATAAATGTGATGGCAAGACGAGGGCAGAACTCCGCGCCTTCCCGGACGAAGACCTCTAGCATATCCGTGAAGTCGTAAAGCTGAAACCGGTTTTTGTATTCGGTCAGGCTGTCGGCAATGTACTTGACCCGATTCCAATCCATGCCCATGCCGCTTTCGTCATATTCTTCACGCAGGGTGACCTTGCGAAGGCGGGCTAGGTTGATAAGGCTGATCACGGGGTTGTCATTCTTGGTCAGGTCAAAGGCGTCGTCTTCACTCATGCCCTGCCCGCCAGCAGTCAGGTCGAACCCGATAGCGTGACCCAGTTCCTTATAGTGCTCTGTTTGCATCACCTGTTCTTGACGGATGCCTGACAGGCGCAAAGCGAAGCTGTGCAATGTGCGAAACCATGGCAGTTGTGTGGGCTCGAGGTGAAAGCGTTTGCAGGCACGTTCAATCGCTTCGTTAGCTGCTTGCCGTGTGAAGGCAAAGTAGCCGATATGAGCGGGATCTACACCAGAGCTAAGAGCCTCGTCCACTTTGTTAAGCAGCGCGGTAGTCTTACCGGTGCCGGGCGGTCCGTAGATGCGGAATATTTTATTCTTTTCCATCGAGGGCCTCGGGGTCAGCAAGGAAGCGATGGATGATTTGAGTGACGCCGCCGTAACTCATATTTAACTCTCGAGCGATCCACTTGACGCTGCGCTGCTCTTCTCGCCATTGCATGATCTGACGGTACTTAGCGTATCGAGCTTCACGTTTGGATTGTATGACTCCACGCTTTAGACTGGCTTTGCTACGCAAGCCCCCGGGCATGTCATGCCCCTGTTCCAAGAGCCGCGTTTCGAGTATCGCGATACTGCCCTTGCCGAGGTTAGGTATGTTATCGAGCTCCTTCTTCTCGGCGTACTCAATGAACTCCTCGAATGTCAGGTCGAACAGGAACTCGTTCTTGAGGCAGTTTCGGATACGTCGAGGCAGGACGAGATGGCACATCTTGCTGGGTTTATCCGGCAGTGCTTCAATCTCTTGTTCCCAGCGGACGCGCTGTGCGATGTTGACCACAATTTGGCACACACGTTGGCGTGACAAGCCCATTTCATCGGCAATGGATTGATATGTGCGAAGCTGCACTACGCGCTGCTCATGGATGTAATCGTTACGGTCTTTCATCAGAAAGGTGCTCCTTCACCACTGCCAAAGGATGGCGTTTTGATATCTACGTCTGCTTCGTCAAAAGCGGACACTTCCCAAACCCGAACAAGTCGTCCTTTAATTCGGAGAGCGCGACTTTGCCCGCCTAAATCCCGCAGACGTTGCGCTATCTTGTGCGTCTTATACTCAAAAAACTTATTGCGCTTGAGATACGCCTCAAAGTCTTTCAGACGAAACAGGGTGGTGCCGGTTTCTTCATCAGTCCACGGGCGCTTGAGCAATATCTCTTCCTTGTCATTGGCCTTTTGCATGTGAGCGCAGAACTCCTCTAAATAATCATAAAACTGGCCGCTTATGCTGGCGTCTTCGGCTACATCTATGATGGCGCTTTCGTTGTCCCGCATCTCATTCATTAGACCGCCTATGCGGCCCTCCCAAACCTGCTTACTAACAGACCGAGGCATGAAGTTAAGCTGCTCCATGCAGCACTTTTGAAACGCGGGTTGGCTCATCAGAGCTTCTGTATCCAACTCGACGGGCTCGCCGTTGACATCTAGAAACCAGACCGGCGGATTTGAGTTGTACTTGCGGAGGTTCGCGATAGCCGCGCCTTGGATAGCGGCACCGATGCCGTGCTTGCGGGTCTGGCACAAATCCTTATTGCAATGAGCGTTTATTGGAGAGTCGCTACACCGGTAGGCGTAGTCCTTCTTCTCAATCTGCTTGGCAACGATGTTGACCTCGCTGAGCGGCAGCGGCGGCTCCAGATACTGCAAGTTGTAGGTCAGGATCTCCGATTCCCAGCTATCCGGGTACGCTTTACGCAGATAGACGCCGATGTTGAACAGGCCGTTGTTGCGGCCACCCTCGGATATCTTGTTCTTGAGCAGGAACTGAAGGCACGGTGGGCCGTCCTTCATGGGTGATACCTCTTCAGGATCGCCTACCTGTAATGCCATCAGTTGCTCGGGCGTCTGCTTGTAGCTCTCGTAGAGCTCAAAGAACTCATCGAGAGTGGCGGAGGTGCCGTCGTCCTTGATCGCGTAGCGCAGCCCGTCCTCGGCGTCGTAGTACGGCAGGTTCAAAAAGTTGCCGACATCGTCGCGGTCAAGGTTGAGCTTAATTTGCTTTGGAAAGATTTCGCTGCCGCCGTACCCCAGCGCAGCGGAGATTTGTTGCAGCGTAGCCTGCATGTCCTTGGCATCTACCCATTCGGTGGTGAACAGGAAGCAATGCGCTCCACCGGACTTTGACCGGCAGACGACGAGAGGCAGCTTCAGCTTGCGTATTTTCTCGACAAGTACCTTATGGTCGAGTGGGTACTGATCAACGTCTACACAACCCCAGACACACTTGTTGTCCTCGTTAATAGGGATGATGCCGATGCCCCGTCCCTTACCGGACAGGTGTCCCTCCCACAGGGCCGTGTTCCGCGGTTCGCGGATGATGGCGGCTCTACCAGTGTTCTTACCGTTAGCCTGCTGTTTTTCGATTTTATATGTGCCGTAGGCGAGCTTGAGCCCGTCAAATATAGCTGAGAAAGTATCAACTGACATGTGTGCCCCCGTGAAGGATGAGGCGACAGGGGAAACACGACAATACCCTGCCGCCTCAACTGATTAGAACGGTACGTCGTCGGGGTTGATATCCCCACTCGCGGACTCGTCCTGATGCTTCACGACGACATCTCCAGAGGCTATGCTGGCAGCAAAGTCCTTACCACGCTGGTAGGTTGCCATGTCTTGAATTGGGCCGACGCGGCTCATTTCCCAGCCGTGCCAGCTACCCTTGGAGTTCTCCTCAAGTTGCGTCTTCAGCAGGTAAACGTGGCTGAAACGCGGCGGAGTGAACGGGCCGTTCTTGCCCTGCACGGTCAGGGAGGAGATCATGCTGTTCCACTTACGCGACTTTTTGAGCTGCGTAGACTTCATGGCAACCAGCGCGGTCTCAACCTGACCGTCCTCGTGCAGCACGAGCACATAGTGCTGGTGCGTCTCTTCTATGTAGTCACCGGAACCGTCTTCGACATAGTCCTTATTGTCCTCGGTAGACCGCTTGGTTTTCGGCATGGCCTCGCCCGGTGCGTAGACGGCCACAGGAGCGCCCGTCCCTTCGCCCAGAGGGGCCCAACGGATGAAACGACGCTGGTAGGCACACGGGACAACCTTAACGCCGTCCTTGCCCTTTAAGACGGCTCCAGTGACGGTGTTGTAAATGTCACCTTTGCGAGCGTCTTCCAGTACATCAAGTTCCTTGCTCATGCCGCCCAGAATTTTCAGGAACGGCAGCGCAAGATCTTCAGTGCCCATGTTCTCCAGACCCATTCCGGCATCTGCCTCAAACATGGTAGGATCGAATTGCACTACTTCCGCAGATTTGGTCTCTGCAACCTCATTTTTTTTACCAGCCATGGCTTAGGTGCTCCTCTTGATTATGGCTTTTTGTCCGACGTAGGCCCCAAACAACTCCATGGGAAACTCATCGCCAGCTTCACAACGCTCCTTTACAAAGGCGCGGAGGGTGGATGAATGAACAGAAGTGTTCTGTTCAGCCAGATAACCGTTTCGTTCTGCAATACTGCGGAACTGCTCAGCTTTTTGGTCCTCTCCCATGCCGAATTGACAGGAGATGATATTTTTGACGAGATCGCCGTAGCCGTTATCGCGCAGCCATGCGTAAGCCTGTGGACGGTTGTCCACAGTGCCATTGGTGCCGTTAGTAATTGATGCACCATATGTCTGCTTGATTGTGACTTCGGAACCGTCATCCAGCTTGAAGCTGGACAGACCAATCTCGGCCAACATAGTTGGGAGCTCTTCATCCGTCATCTTGAGGAGCTGCTTCTTAGCAGCCTTGAGGTCGCCCTCGAGACTTGCAACAAAGTCCTCTTGTTCACGGATTGCTTTAGCCAGACCGGCTACGCTACTCAAGTCGCTCTGTTCGAGCTTCTCGACGGAGGTATTCAACTTCTTCTCGAAGTCCTCCTCCATAGCTTCAAAGATATCGCTCATCGTGATTCCTCTTTCGTGATTAAAGACGCCTATCGGGTCTTGACAGACATGTATATATGCCTATATTTTCGCATAGTCAAGGAGGAAATCGTGAAAAAGTACAAGTTCAAGACTGAACCGTTTGACCACCAGAGGCAGGCACTCACAGATTCGTGGGCCGCGGAATATTATGCGCTGTTCATGGAGATGGGAACAGGCAAGTCCAAGGTGGCTATCGATACCATCGGCATCTTGCATATGATGGACAAGATCGATGCTGCCTTCATAGTGGCACCGAAGGGCGTCTATGACAACTGGGTAAAGGGAGAAATACCGACACATCTCCCAGACGACATCGAGCGGCAAATAATGCGGTGGACTCCTAGCGGCACCAAGAAATATCAGGACGAGATGTGGAACTTCCTGTTCAGCGAGTTCCGAGGGCTGCGGATATTCGTTATGAATGTTGAGGCGTTGTCCACTTCTCGTGGCACCAAGGCTGCTGTAGCATTCCTGCAAAAGTTCCCGGACAATATTATGGTAGTAGACGAGAGCACGACCATAAAAAATCGCAAAGCAACGCGCACTAAAAATATCATTAAGTTATCGGACTTTGCCAAATACAAGCGCATCCTGACCGGCTCGCCGATTACCAAAAGCCCAATGGACCTGTTCAGTCAGTGCGCGTTCCTGTCTGCCGCTGCGCTCAGTTTTAAGAGCTACTTCGCTTTTCAGAACCGGTATGCCGTGGTGCAGAACCGCAAGATGGGTAACCGGGCGTTTCAAGAGATTGTGGGTTACCGTAGGTTGGATGAGCTGAACGAGCGGCTGGATCGGTTTAGCAACCGCGTCTTGAAAGAGGACTGCCTTGACCTGCCAGACAAATTATACACGCGGCGGGACGTACCGCTGACCGATGAGCAGCAGCGCCTGTATGTGCAAATGAAAAAGCTGGCGCTAGCGAAGCTGAACAATGGTGAGCTGGCTACGACTGCCAGCGTCCTGACGCAGATTATGCGTTTGCAACAGATATGCTGTGGCTTCCTGCAACCGGATGAAGGCGAGATACAGCTCGTCGAGAACAACCGGCTAAATGAATTACTTTCAATTACAGAAGAGCTACAGGGAAAGGCAATCATTTGGGCGTCGTACACGCACGGCATTCAACAGATAGCTTCGTCCCTGCGCGACCGCTTTGGGCCCGAAGCGGTCGCAACCTATTATGGCGCAACGCCACAAGACGAACGGCAGGCTATTGTGGACAAGTTCCAAGAGCCGAGTAGCAAGCTACGCTTCTTTGTGGGCCAGCCGTTGACCGGCGGCATGGGCATCACGCTGACTGCGGCTAATACGGTCATCTACTACAACAACAGCTATGACCTCGCTACGCGCCTACAGTCCGAGGACCGGGCGCACCGCATCAGTCAGACTAATAAGGTGACATATATCGATCTGGTGTCGCCGGGCACGATTGACGAGAAGATCCTGAAAGCCCTACGCGGCAAGATCAATCTTGCGGGGCAGGTGTTGGGCGAAGAGGCCCGGGAGTGGTTGGTTTAGATACCAAACGGAAACTCTTTTTTGAAACGCATCCTTTGCCGCATTTTTGGAGTCATGGGCCGTTCTTGCCCCGGCAATGGTCGGTTGCGAAACTCATCTATGTTCTGCCCTGAAACTATCGGCATATTGCTTTGGATATCTGGATTAATTACTGGGGTCTGGAGTATATCTTTAAACGGATTCATGCCGTCAGGCGTCGTGACCCCTCCGTCTGGAACGAATTGAGAACTGATAGGAATCTTGTAATTGACTCCAACCTGTCTTTTATTTGAATCAAACTCAAGCCCAAATATACCGGGACCGGCTTTGAATTTTTTTTGAACGGGGTCAAAGAATCGACCAATACCGGTTCTTGGGAGATTTTCTATGAAACCCTCAACATCAAGTAGGGACCTGTTGTCTCGTGGTTGGGCGCTAGTTAGGATAAACCCGCTAGGGGCAGCTTCCCCCGGCTGTAGGGCAGAAGTAGGTCCAAGGGCCGAGGGCGGTCTACGAGATCCCCGAGTGGCTGGCCCCTGCCCTACCGGTTCAAACTCTACGCTAGGATTAAACAGCCCTTGAAGCATACGAGTTGTTGGCATGAACCGCATGATGCCTTCCGCGGTGGATGGCGCACGAACAGCTTGTTGAGTGCGACCATCTATGAACGCCAAGTCTCCCGGACGAAATGATCTTATTTGTCCATCACGCTGCGGATTCAAATATTTGTCGTATGCCTGCTGATTTAGCGCACTAATTATTCCCGAAGATAGGTTGTTGCGGTAATCCAGTGTCCCCAGCTTGCCGAGGGCGCTACCTACAAAACCCTTTGATGACCCATAAGGATCACTTTCTGAACGACCGGTAGAGGACAAAAAATCTTGAAAGTTTAACGCGCCGCTCGGGATAGATTGAGCAACTGGAGCAGCTCTTTGAGCCGCTTCTTCTTGACGAGTTACGCCAATTTGCGCGGGCTGTCCGGTATTCGGGTCTCGAACTATATTACCAGAGCTGATTTGTGCTGAGCTTCTACCTGTCACAGGGTCTCTGGGCCCAGATCTAAACGTGGTAGCCATCAGCCGAGACTCCCTATGCCTTCGATGAGCGCACGATCTTCAGGGAACAGGGCCGCGAACCGCGAGCGGTTGGCAGGGCCCTGACCTACGGGGTTCATGCTAGGAGAAACCGACGCAATGTCCGTGGTGGGAAGGTCCGGAAACAGTTGCGTCGGTGTTGCTTGCACCGCAGAGGATTGATCGCCAATCAACTCCTCTGCGCGTTTCTTCATCTCTTCAGTGCGTTGGTTCAAAGATCGAGGTGCGTTTCGTCCACGAGATCTAGGCGGAAGAGTTGCTTCTCGCTGCGGCTCCATGCGCCCTTCGGATTGCGTGGATATGAAACCAGCATTGATAAGTGCGGCGCGAAGACGGTTTCTGGAGTTTATCCGAGCTCTAGGCGTGTTTCCAGCTATGCCTTTCTCCAGAAGCGTCTTAAAGAATTTTTGATTGAGTGCCGCTTTTTCCAAAACTGCAAAAGTTTCTACATTCGGAATGTCTGACAGGACCCGCTGCACTTCATCTGCAATCATCACAGGTTCTGCAAGACCTTGCCCGGAGCCCGGCACCCTTTCTGTTGTTGCGCGACCCAAACGCAAACCAAGGAATCGAATGCCTTTTGTAGCCAGCCGCTCGGTTGTCGGAACCACTTGACTAAGATCCGCCGCTTCTCCGGTCTTTGCTACAGCCTTTTGAGTCTGAACACCTGTGTTCATAATCTCTGTCAAACGAAGTGCAAAGCCCTCGTCAACAAGACCTTCCTGACGCATGATTTCCAAAGCACTGGGCTGACCCGGGACCATGGGCTCTGTCAAAAACTCTTTGAACTTGGCAAAGTTGAAAAACTTCTCTCCACCCTTGGTCGGCTTGCCTGTAGCATACATCCGGGCTTTTTGCAGGATCATGCTGCGAAGTCCTGCACTTGCTCCGGGTACTCTAGCCTCGGAGCGTTGCGCGAGTTTGATCATCCGGCGGAGACCATTTACATCACTGGCTTTCTTGCTTCCCGGATCTGCGATCACCATGCCCACAAGACTCATAGGGTCCTTGTCCGATCCAAGGGCCGTTTTCCAAGACACCTGTTCATCCAAAGACTTCTGATAAAAGCCGCTGGCGGGAGTGTTGGGTCCAAGAGGAGAACCCTCGACAGTGGCAGATCTCGGGTCCCCGGTTTGGCGGAGCCTCTTACCCAACAAGGCTTGAGCAGATTCTACAGAGGCCAGATCGTTTACAAGGTCCGGGAACCGCGCTGTGCCGTCCTCGAGGAACAATACATTTCTGTATTCCTTGTTGAATTTAGCCAGAGCCTCCGGGTCAACCCGGTTTGTCTGAGGATCCATTATCTTTTCAAAAGCCGCTCGCATGAGGGTTTCTTGAGCGCCGTCCATGGTTCCCAGCGTTGCTGTGGGGCCAAGCTCACTTACTTTTTTACCCGCTTTTTCAGCGACAAAGTCCATGGCTTGGTTGATCTGATCAAGTCGCAGAGAGGTTTCATCTCCGCCGCCGGAGAAGATGGCCTTGTGCGCCAGCTCCGGCATTATATGCCGGGCACCAGAGGCATCCTTTTCAAGGAGCTTGGCAGGGAAGGCGCGTGTAAACACATCATTTAACTGGCGCGAGAAGTTGTACGCATCGCGTATGGCAATCTGGTTTTCGGTAAGGTTTTCGGCATCACTGAACTTGATGCTGCCATCCTCTTGCCGTACTCCACCAGACTTGACGCCAATGTCGTCTGTCAAGCTGCCCGCGAGTTCGTTGAGAACCCGTGCTTCGTTGAACTCGCTTCTACCAGCGTAACCGCGAGCCGCGTCTTGAAGACGACTTTTGGCGGTCATCACGACGCTCAATGTAACGCCGCTCAGGTCTCCAACCTCTTCCAGATCGACCATCATGTCATCCTGAAGATCTCGTATTTCTAAGCTGTTACTAATGATTTTAGCTTGATTACGCAGCGCAGTAAGGACTCTGTTTCGGCCCGGAGACCGCATTTCCATAACAGCAGGTAACCCGGTGGCGCTAGTGTCGCGGGTGTCCTCCCGAAAACTTTTCAGCCGCCCTAAGTTATCTATGGCCCTAAAGAGAGGACGAATTTTCCCAATATCTCCGGGCCGTGGCGCTTCATCTAGACCCGCCTCGTCTCGGAGCCGTGCTTCTGCTCTTAGTGCTCGAACAGCCGCATTGATACCCTCTTCCGTTGTAAGATCGGTTGCGCCAGTGCTTTCTAAAACGTCCTCGACATCCCGAAGTTGTATGTCTGTAAGGCCCTGTGTAAGCGGATTTCCTTCCTCATAAACACCTCGCGGTTGGCGGCGTTCAATTATGTCGAGCCGAAGAGTTTCTGCCAGTTTCGCAATATTCTGTTGGTTCTTTCTGACAGCAGGCCCGCCCGCTTTTACGCGAGATAAGGCTTGATTCTCAATATCAATCAATCTTTGAATGACAGCGTCTGCGGGTATTTCGCCAATCAGCCTCATGTCGTCGTAGTTGAAGCCTATCTTCTTCAACTCCGCATCAAAGAAAGTGCGAGCATTGGTCCCCTGAAGTTTGACGTTCAGCCGTTGATACGGGGTCTTTTTCGGCGCGTCAGTGGGAGCTCCGGTGGCGGCACGAGCGCGAGGCGGCGGCGGCAAGTTTTCGATCTGGGAGATCAGGGACTGAACCGTAGTTAACTGCCCCTCTAACGTATCTCCTCTAAGCTGCGGATTTACACTTTCTGCAAAGAAGGACCCGACGGCAGGATCTGTAGACTCGATGTCTCGAATGACATCTTGACCATTTTGCACCTTCTTTTCGAGCGTCTCCATGCGGGCGCTGGTCGTCGCCGTGGCCTCTGCATCTACACCACGCAGCTCATCAGCAAGACGGCGAGCCTCTATGGGCAGGTAGGGTATTGCGCCGCCTGTTTCATCTTCATTTCGAGTAAGAGCCTCAAGGAAGATGGGAACATCGACATCGTCAGTTCCATCTATCCTGTCATAATACTTTTTCTCAGCCTTACGAACATCTTTGATGGCTTGACCGGTTACCGTTTCAATCGTCTTGCTCGCCTTCATAGCGGCGCGAGGGTCGTCCGGAGCAACCTGTTTGTTGATCCGAACTGCTTGATCATTGGCGTCGGACAGACGCTGAATGATAATAGCTTCCATCATGTTCTTACGGAGCTCGGCAGATTGAGCCAAGAGAGTCGGATCCCCTGTGGCGTCCAAAACCTCGATAAGGTTGCCCATTGCCTTGTAGTCCGCAGACAACGCTTTGCGAAGAGTTGGGCCAAAAGTCTTGTCTTGAGCCAGTGCGTTTTGGATCTCAAATAGAATTTCGTTGCCCGCTACGTTAGCCGGTGTCCTCTCAGGCATGGTAATGCCCATCTCCGCAGCAAACGCTTTTATGTCATCGGGAGTGCGAAGTCGGTTTAGGATAGCTTTTGGATCTTGCCCATTTTCCTCCAGAAACTGAACAAGCTGCACGGCCTGACGATTAGTCCGACCGCTTTCGGAAAGCATTTGAATACTGTTTTTTGCGCCGGAAACCAGACGTTCTAGCCCGCCAACGATCAAAGGTGAGGTAGAGCCCGCGCCTGCCTCAAACAGAAAACGCATGGTGCCGTCACCGGGGTAGTTCTGTTCAGCGATAAAACCACCAACGCCAGATTGCCCGATAGCTGTCCCCTCTAGGGCAAGAAACCTTTTGGGCTGGTCCAGTGCCGTGCGCTGTATGGCCTCTATGGGCGTGTCCTTGATACCTTGCAACCGAGCCACCCGGTCCAGATAACTCTTGGTTCCCGGCAGAAATTTAAAAGTGTGCATGTAAGTAGTAAAGGGCAGAGGCAAGCCAGAGCCGACCGTGTATGCGCCCTCGGCATACGGGCGAACTGACGGAAGGAACTTCGGCTCTTCGCCCAAAACGGCATCTGACACGGTGTCCCCGGCCAGAAGGCCAGAACCGAAGCCAGCCGCGGTCATTAGCCCAACCGTAGCGGGAACAGTAACGGGGGCCGCGGGCCCCGATAGACCGGCCACGACGGGAGCTAAGGCCATGCCGCTCTTAAAGCCCATGATGCCGCCCGCGGTTCCCCCGCCGCCTTCGGCTACGCCGCGGTACAAGGCGTCAGTCATGGCCTCGACCTTGCCTCTAGGATCAAAGCCGTAAAGGCGGGACAGGATTTGCTCTTCCGTCGCCCCGGACGTTAATGCTTTTTCAATATTCACGCCTCCGGGAAAGTTGTCCTGAGCATATTCTAGCAGGCGCTTGTTGCTGAACGCTGAGAAGCCCTGCGGATTAGCCTCAAGAAATCCGCGCTGAAAATCCAAAATACGATCAGCGCGTTCTTGTGATACCTCGTAACCCGGGGAGTCCGGGGTCATCTCTTGTGCGCCGGTTTCTTCTGCCATATCAACCACCAAACAAATCGTCGTCTATAGCTTGGTTTGAAACCGCAGGTTTAGGTTTTGGATCAACCACACTCTGTAGCTTCGATACCAGCTTAGCGTAGGTATCACGAACTTGCTTCAAACTTTCAAGAGCGCCTCTACGTTTCCCAACATCTTGACCTTTTAGATTTTGTAGTTCTCGCTCGATTGGTGCAATCTTGGCGTTCAAGAAAGCAATCGTAGATTCTGCCTTGTTTAACGCGGATTTTTCACCTTTAGTGAAAGCTGCGGCATTTGGAAGAGTTGCCTCTATTTCTTTACGCAGCTCTTTGTCAGTTTTTCCAGTTATTGCCTTCATGTAAATGATCGTAGCATTTTTGTTTATGCTTTCGATGATTGCTGTGGATCTCGATGCTTTAGGCGCAGCCTGTGCGGTGCCCAAACTAACAAGTTCAACGCCCCTGTTTAGAAGCTGACCGAAAGCGGTGGGTGCGCCAAAAGCATCCGCCACATCTATGCTGTCTAACAGGGAAGAGTAGGTTGTTTGAGTGAGCTTATCCAACTCTAAATCACCCGTGAGAGGCGCACCTACGTCTTGTGTAGTTCGAGAGCTCGCAAGCGAAGGTTGTTCGCCAGTATCCGGGGCAGGAGCGGTGGTGGTAGTATCACCAGTTGTAGTTGCCGTCGTCGCAGCAGCGGCAGTGTCACCAGTTGCAGTTGCTGCCGGAGCAGGAGCAGGAGCTCCCGCAGCACCGCCCAGCGGAGCCACGGCTAAGCCGTTCTCTTGTCTTTTTGCCCGGGCACGAACAGCGCGATCCGGGAGCTTTGCACCCGGCTTACGAACCATGGCCCCAACCTCGGCATCAAATACAGTGCGGAAGTCGGTGTACGCCAGCATAGAAGCTTCAAGGTCCGCGGTCTCCTGTGGACCGAGCTTGCCTTGTTCGTAAGCTTCAAGGTTTTCGACGTTTGTAATCGTGCTCAAAAGCTTGCCGGTGAGGCCCTTGCCGAACTTATCAAGACCTGACGCAGCCTCTGTAACCGCAACTTTGCGCTCGTCCAGAGCAAGCTTCTCCTGCTCAAGAATCTGCTTCTGAGTAGTTTCGTCCGCAACTTGAAGCATCTTAGCACGTTCAATCTCTTGATCTTCCATCTTAATCGCCTGTTCAACGCCGCGATATGCTGCGGTGTCTTCAAGACCTTGTTTTTGTAAATCAATCCTCTGCTGCTCTAGAGCTGTGCGGTTGGACTCTGCCGCAGCTTGTTGCGTGATCGCAGCCTCACGGATTGAGTTGCTATCCATCGCGATCGTTTGATCGATAGCCTTCATCTGCTGGTCAATCGACTTCATCTCACGAGTCAGAACTGCGTTGTTCTCCTGTATCACAAGGGCTTGAACATGAGTTTTTTCCAACTTGGCAATGTCGTTCATAGACCGTAAACCAATTTCCTCTAAGGCTTGCTCTCCTTTGAGTAATTGAAGGCGTATGGAGTTTTCGTTTTCTAGTTTTTTCCTAAGTTGTATGGCCTCTTGAGTCTGTATGCCCTCCAATTTCTTGAGAGCTTCAGCAGCTAACTGTTGATCATCCTGAAGACCAGCTTTCCAGTTGGATTCAGCTTGTGCCAACTCCATCTTTCCGGTTTGTTCCAAAAGTATGTTGGAAATTCTATAGCCCTGTTCAATCGCAAGTTTTTTGCGTTCTGTTTCAGCTTTGTCTTCTGCGGTGAGCTGCCCTTCTGCCGCAGTCAACGCAGAGGCCCGGATACCTTGCTGAGCCTTTTCTGCCGCAGCGACACGGTCCTGTTGAGCCTGAGCGCGAGCTCCAACCTTGTCAAAGAGCTGGCTTTGTTGCGCGGCCATAGCCAGACGCTCTGCCGGGGACAGGCCCGGCTGCTCGCCCTTCATAGGCGCAGCAAATGCTAAACCGGTATTGGCAAGATCAAACAGCATCTGCGCCTGTGTCAGACGCTTCTGATCAGCAAGTTGTGCGCTGGGATCGCCAAGAATTTGTTCATAAACCGGTAACCGGCCTTCAAAAGCTGTTTGAAGCCGGGAGTTTCCGACCTCTCCACCGGGAGCGTACATTTGAACCGGCTGGTTGTCGCCTCGGCGGACCAGCCCGCCATCCTTAAAATTTGCGGGTGGGGGCCCTCCCATGGGCGGGGGCGGTGCTACATTCTCCATAATGCCGCCCGCCATCGGACCTTGCATCGGCTGCTGCATCTCCTGCTGCGCCAACTCACCAATGCCCTGATCTACAGCAGCGATCTGCATGACCGGCTGTACAAGAGCCAGAACTGACTCAGGGGTCTGCATAGCGTCTTCTGGGCCAACCACGCCTGCCAGCTCTTCGCGGCGCTCGCCCATAGAGGCATCATCCCCGCGGACCATGTTCATCATCTGCTCAAAGTCCTGAGCGCCTTCAAGGTCTCCAGTAGTCTGGCTAGCTGTTGCCAGCATCTGCTCAACAGCCTGCGGGTCAAGCTGCTCTGGGGCAGGTGGCTGCATCATACCTGCAATGCCGCCCTCTTGCTTGAACTCCACGCCACGGCCCATCAGAATGTCGGCCTGTGTGACCTCGCCATCCTTGTTCAGATCCGGGAACGCCGCTCCGCCCTTGGCGAACATCTGGCGACTTAGTACACCTCGATTCATCATCCGAAAAGCCCCGCTTTATGTGCGCCCGCTGCTGCGGACAAGCCCGCAATCCCTAGACCGGCGAACTGTTGGAAGGGCGAAACAGCCGGTGATGCTGCTTGCAGAAGCGTCTGTTGCGAAGACGGAGCGCCCTTGAAGATATCTGACAGGAAGCCATACCGCTGATACGGCTCATACATCTGTTGTAGCTGTGTTTGACGCACGGCATCAATACCCGCCTGACGTTGTGCGCGGTCCCGCTCGCCAAGATCAAACAAGAACCCAGCCTCTTCCCGGCCCATGGCAGTGCCAAGTTGCCCGAGACTTGCAAGATTCTGCCCCAACTGCGCCTGACGAAGGCCCATGATGCCCATCTGATCGGCGATACCGCGCTCACGCTCCAACTGCCGCTCAGCCATGCCCGCAGCATTCATATAGTTTTCAGCAGCAGCGCGGGCCAAGGCGTCCGCCCGACCACGCTCAATCTCAGCACCAAGAAGACGCCCGCGAGACCCAAAGGCCGCGGCCCCTCCGCCCTGTGCTACGGCTTGCAAGCCCTGCTGCGCCCTGCTTTGGTCGAAGCCGCGGTTGATCTCATCCCGAATAGCAGCTTGAAACGGATTCATATACTGAGATACTTCGTCCCCAGTTACTCGTCGGGCAGCACCCTGAAGCATGGGCTCCGCGCCAGTAACACGGCCAAGACCGCCTTCCATGGCGGTTTGTCCTGCATCCAGAAACGGCTGATACCCACCGATTCCAGCGTCTGCAAGTTCAAAAGCTCTGTCTTGAAGATCACCAAAACCCGCAACTTGGTATTGCGGCAAAGTTATTTTCTGCTCGGCGAGCTTTTTGGCCTGCTCCAGAAGCCCTAGTTTATAGGCTTCTACTTCGGGAGCTTCTCGGACTATCTGAGTGGATGTAGACATTACGCCATAGCCCTTCCTTTAGATTCAAGGCCCCGCATCATATCGTACATCTTGCGGATGCCCTGATCGTTGTCGCCGTTGCCAAGGCCCTTAACGGCATCTGTGGTCATCACAAACTCACCCGGCATCAGCATGGCCCGGACGCTGTCTTCGCCAGCAATGCCCTCGTCAGGCATGATACCACCTGTGCGCCGTGGGAATACATCCGCTACTCCGCCCTCTGCCGCTTGCATCACGGGCCGCTGCGGAACAAACGGATCATACGGCGCTACGTACTGAATCTGCTCGTCAGGCAGCGCATACTTGTCTCGATCTTGCTCTAGCAGATCAGCGCCTGTTACAAACGTAACCTCTTCCTCTTCGGGGGTGTCAAAGAAGCCCAAGGCTCCTGCGCCAAGGCCCGCGAGGGCTACGCTAGGGCCAAACTTTTCTATGAACCCGGGGGTCAATTCCTTTGTGGCTAGCGCGGTTGCATCCGCGCTAGATAGACTCGGATTGATTTGCATAAGTTCTTTAGACTTTTGAGCAATATCTGCCGCGGTTGGGTCGGACGGCATAATAAATTCTTGAGCCCGGTCAAGGAACGAGGTGTCGGCGACCTTCGTTTCGGGCACTCTGGTATTTCCTAAGTCGAACTGGCCCGTCTCAGGGTTGTAATTTGGTTGAGAAACCTGCGGTTGATTAGAAGCTAGATCGAACTGGCCCGTCTCAGACATTTGAACAGCTTCTCCGCTGCCGGTCGTTGGCGTTCCCGCCACTGCGGAAGTGTCAAACGAACGGAAGAAATTCTGTTCGCCCGTAATGCCCTGACCCAGTTGCGAGAACCGAGCGCCGGGGTTCGCGAGCTCCGCTTTGATGTTTGCACCAAAAGAGCCCGCATTTCCAGTAAAGCCCTTGAAGATAGCACCGGTGCCGCCTGCAATGACCGCGCTCTTCAACGCATCATCAATGCTGCCACCCTGCATCAATGTGCCAATACCAGAGCCCAGAGCTGCGCCATAAACTGCGCCAAGAGGCGTGTTCGCTAACACAAGGGGCAGGACAACCGGAGCAGCCTTTTTCAAGACCTTGCCCACTTTCTTGGCAATCTTGCTCAGGAAGAACTCAGGCAGGCCGGTCTCGGGGTTCAGGCTGTTAGCCGAAGAGCCCACGACATACCGCTCGGGGTCTTCTACGCCCTGCTCCCGAAGGTGTGAGAATATGGACTCTTTCAGTTCAGGGCTTTGCTCGATCAGGGCCCGCGGTACAACAATTTCGCCACTTTCTACGTGAACAATGCGGTCATCGCCAAAACGACCGTAAGAGGCCATCCTCTTGGCAACACCGTCAAAGGCTGCAACCCCTTCAGAACCAAAGGCTTTTTGCGCCTCTTCCTGTTCAATTACAGCAATGTCCTCGTCAGACATGTAAAAATCAGCGATACCTCCTGACGGTACGCTGAACATGTCTTGTGTTTGAGCGGATTGTCCCATGGCCGAATCTTACCTTACTTTTTATTAAGTAACAATCTTCACTGTTCCACTATCGTTAAACAAAGCCCCAGTCTCCAAACCAGAGGAACTTGTAGGCAAATCTGTCAACGTAATCTTTGTGCCACGCATTTCCCCGGGTGTTCTTTCTTGCGAGATAAATATCTCTAAAGTGCGAAGGAGATCAGACATGTACTGGGCGCTGTATTCTTCAGGCGCTTCTGGGAGTCTAGGCGGTGGGTTTTGTACTTGTGCCACTACTGTCTCCCGTCAGGCCGTAAATCAACACGCGGACTGCCTAACTTCCATTTGGTTCCAAGGGCCGTGCTTTCTACACGAACAGCAAAGGATCTGCCGCGTGAGCGAATATGCAACTGCTCTGTAAAGGTCTCAACGTCACCTGATATTGAACCAATCGCGGTCCCTGAATCCGTGTTGTCAAATGATGCACCGGGGAACCGACGAGACTTTACCGTAAACACTGCTTGCGGGCTACTTAGATTAGTCGATCCCAAAAAGGTCAGATCTGGTATCACACGCCGAATGTAGGTGAATTTGTCGCCATCACCGATGTCAATCGCAGCAGATTCAATGAACGAAGTCATAGCTGACCCGTCATCGTCAAAGCCAATCTCGTGATTGAAGATGTACTGACTGCCAGCAGCCAAAGGATTGGCCCGCGTTCCACGATCTAACCATGCTGTTCTAGCTAGACTACCAAAGTACCAGACTTTTTCGCCGTAGTTATATATGACGTACTTGTCATTTTCTGTGGATGATGCAGACGGGTAGAACCAAAATATCTCACTAAACTCTGAATTAATACCCGAGGTTACTTTGTCGGACTCCGCCGTGTTGAAATCACCAAACACCTTTTGTTTTACCGAACAGGGAAGCTGTTGTGTTTGTCCCGCATAGACATAGAAATTATCTATGCCCATCCAGTAAACAACGTCTTCCGTAGCAACTGCTGCATTTGGACTCATGATCGTGATGTTTGATGCAAGCTGTGACAGGCCAAAGGTAAAGGGTGGCCCGATGAACCGCATGGAGAACAGGGCCGTATCCGTCCAAACAAGAATCTCACGCTTTGTTTCAACCGCTTGGACAAAGGTTGACCCTGATCCGAGCCGCAAGTCTCCAGCAGTGTTTGTTGCAAGTGGGTACCAAGTGACTGGATCTTCTTGTGACGAAAATCGGATCAATAGTGGATCTTGTACGCCGTCACCCTGCGTGTCTGATGCTCCCCCCAAGCCGTCACAACCGAA